CTGGGTTTGCTTTACATACATTGCCAAAAGCAGTGTTGTAATCTAATGCAGGATCAGCTGCTCTAGCATCTTTAACTAATCTTTCGATTTGATCATATGCTGTATCTCCTGTTGATGCTCCTTCGCCATCTGTGCCTTTCTGCGCAAATTGACCTTCCATAGAAGTGTTTGCTACCTTGAATAATTCTTCTATCGAGTTGAAATCTTCTGGGCAAGATCTTGACAAATTAAATAATGCTTTAATATGTGTATCTTGAACTGGAAGATTATCATATGCTCCAATTTTGTTTACGAACTGTGCATATGCATCTGCATCTTTAGCTACTGCTAATGCTGCTGTAGCATCTGTAGCTATCTTTCTTGCATCCAATATTGCCTGTTTTGCCTCTACAGGTAAAGAGTTTAAAAATATTACATCTGCATCTTCAGATGAAGCACTGGCAACTTTAATTGCCTCTTGTGCTGCCGCTAGATCGTTTTGTGTACTCTCTAGTGTAGTATTTGAAGTAGCTAATTGAGCTGTTAATGCCTCAACCTGTGTTGCAAAGTCAGTTACCTGTGTAGTGAGTGTTGCTGTTTGAATTCCTACTTGTGTAGTCATCTCAGCTGTAACTTCTGCTCTTCTATCAACGGGTAAGCTGTTCATAAATGCTTGAAAATCCATGAATATACCTCCTTCTTCTTTCTTCTTTAAACTGTTTTGAATTGCTGTTAACTTGGCACGAATCTGGTCTGGTTCAGCATAGGCTGAAATCTTAAGTTCAACTCCGCTTAGATCCATTACGTCATTAGTAACCTCTTTAATAAGGTTATCAATAGCATCTGGAGCTTCCTCAATATCAGTAATAAATCCATATGTGTAAGCCTCATCGGCGGTTAACCATGATTCATGATCAATTAACGCTGTAAGTTCATCGTCAGATAAATTAGACTTGTCCTTATATGTTAATCGAATAATATCTTCTACCTTCTGTAGAACCTCTTTACCTTTGTCTAATGTATATTTATTTCCCTGTACACTAGTAGAAGGAAGATGAACCATAAATAATGAAGATACTGTCATGTGCCTAACATCGCCTGCTAACGCAATAAGTGTAGCTGCGCTAGCACATACACCATCAACATAAGTATGTACTTCGGCTTTGTGTTTCTTTAGCTGTTGTCCCATGGCTACAGCTGCAAATACTTCTCCGCCACCACTGTTAATGTAAACGTTAATTCGTTTAGCTTGGGGGTGAGCATTCAGATCTTTGATGATTTCTCTTGTTACTACATCATCAGGAGATCCTGTTATACGATTCGAATTAGTAACGATGTTTCCGTATACATACATATTAAGTACACTGTCATCTGCTACATTGGATGCTATATTCCAAAATTTCGTCATTTCTTTTTACCTCCATCAACTTCCTTACTAGGATCAGGCGTTGCATTATCTGTATTATCTTCCTGAGGGGTAGCTGCTTGTTTCTGCTGTGCTGCTTGTAACTGTGCCTCACGCTGATCATCATCCTCAGTAGTCTCTGGAAAACTAACTAATCTACGTAAGTAATTTTCCAAATTAATATCTGGGAATAAAGGCATCTTAGACCCTGCTAATGCTTTAATGAAGTTACCCAATTCTGCAAGATTAGGAGCTATAACTGATCCTACCTTAAGTTTTGGTAGTGCTGTGATTCCTGAAAAAGTATTTAATGCAAACAACCTAGCGATAGCTATATCATTAAGTATGTCTACTACGTTAGCTAACTGAGCATCTAATGCTGCCGCTAACATACTTTCCTTCGTTTTTGCTAGGGCAAAAGAACCTACTTTATCTCCACCCATCATAACTATATCTGATAGCATTACTATCGCAATACGTTGATCATGCCTGTTGATAATAGCATTAGTATCAAAGGATCTAGCACTGGATGAACTTAGGAGTTTTAAATCCCAGCCCGTACTTAATACTATACCTTCATTTTTATCCCTACGAATACTGGATACTAATTTCAGTGCTGCGGCTTTAGTTGCAACTGATTTTGGATCCTTATCATTGAAGAGATCGACATCTGTAGGAGCTATCAATACTGGCAATCCAGCTAAGTCCCTCTCGATCCCTATCCCCTCAACCTCTTCGATGTGTTTCTTAAAATACCAAGGGCGATATGCACCCCTAAGGAATGATTTACCTTCAGGATTGTTTCGTGCTGTAGTGGTTCTAAATAGCAAAGCTTTTTCTATAGGGATAAATACATTACCCTTATCAGTATATTGATTCATACCTCTAATAGAACCCACATCATCCATTTCCCAAGAGACCATAGATGTTTGAGCTCTACCACTTATCTTACGCCACCCAATACGATTATCATCATATTTACTACTTCCATTTTTACCTTTAGTACCGTTTCTCTTTTTATATACAATTTCTGTATATGAAAACCCATATTCAAAAAATGACATTAAATCATCTATGAACGTTGACCACGTATGGCTCATATCTCCCATACAGGATTTAAGAAACTCTGCCGCTTCTTTATCTGCAGCACTGTCAGAGGCTTCTACAACCTCCCAAGCGACATTACGGATAAGCTGGCGAGAACAAAGCAAAATAGCAGTGATGACTGGGTCATTACTGCTCATCTCTTGATATATAGCGCCGGCACGAGGCCATTGTAATTTAGGTAAGAACTCTTCATAAATATAACCACTATTTGCTCTGATTCCCGTTGTTCCTATTTCTTTAAAAGCTACTCCAGTGCTAACATTGTTAGCACCAGAGAGTGAACTTTCTGTGGTAGATACTGAACCCATTATTGATCTACCTCCTTCGTTGTAGTAGTTGCTGCTTCGTCAGTTGAAAGAATATCTTTTACATCTGTCTTAATAAAACTCTTTCCTATGGAAACAACTTTAGTCCAACCTTGCATAGCCACTAGAGCTACAATAAAACCTAGTATAATTGCTGCAAATAGAGTATACCATAAGAAAGCCATGGATACGTAAGAAATATACGCAAAATAAGTAAGTACTGTTAATACTATTGAAAGTATAACCACTACCAAATCCGTTGGCACATTCTTAAATAAAGCTACGCCCTTAATTACCTGTATAATCACAGATACTATAAAAGCTAATATACCTATCACTAATACTAGTGTAGATGCATGTGCTATTAATTGTGTCATAATATCACCTCCTTTTCTACCTTACCTATGTGCTTTTTCGTTTAGGTGCTTTGAGATTTTATCCCGTGCATCTGTGACTGGACCATTACAATTTAGTTGCTTTAACCCCTCGAGACAAGCTAGCATCCCGTAAGTTAGTAATTGCATTTCCTCTTTGTTGTCTGCAATATCAACATCTTGCTGATTTTGTTTCAAGTACCACTTATACACCGTAAAAATGATTGCAAAAATAGACACTATTGCGCCTATTAATGTAGCTCCAAAGATAATGTCGGCCGTCCCAATAGTAACGGACGGTTCGGCCACTACTGTGAGCAATGCATGCATTCTCTCACCTCCCAAATCTGGAAAAATACCCAGGATCTAAATCGGCATCATCATATAGGCTGTCTTGTTCTTCTGGTTTAGGTGCTGCTAATGGCATCCCCGGTATATTGGGCACACACAAGGTAGTGAATGCTCCGGAAAAACTGTCAACCATATCATCATGGATTCCCCCTGGAAACGACTCTGCTTCTCCGAAAAAGGCTTCTAAATTTCGGCATCCGCGCAAGTATTTGATCTGACCTCTCTCAGCTGCGGCTGATGCCGACGTTGCACGAGTGGACTTATCTCCTGAAGATTTAATGGCTTGGTAATTGAATCCCTTAAAGATGGTTCTACTTTTGATATCACATAATGTGATTCCAGAAGAGCCCGGTTCTTGTTCTTCGCGTACCATGGTAGAGTAACCATCCGCGACAGCAGTGGCCTCTTGAATAGATTGTGTCTTCTCTGAAGACAGTCTATCTCTAATTATATCTTCTATATAATAAATACCGTTATACTCGCTAAGTAAGAAACCTGCTGTATAATCGGGGTCATTCGATTTATTTTTCTTTTTGGCTTTTTCTTCATCGGTAGCCGCCATATCCCACCAACGACATTTACGTCTATGTGGAGGTAATTCATCAACACCTTGAAACCAAGTTCTTTTAAACATATTACCTTTTCTTACTATTTCCCAGTTACCATCTCGAAGACGAGCTCTGGTTACTGGATCTAACTCTTCTAAGGATTTTTCATATTCCTTTGTATCCAGGTAAGGGTTATCATCTAATCCTGCTGGAATAAAAACACGACCCAATGCTGGGCCCTCATCTATAAAACGCTTCTTAACCCATATACCACTATCATCATCAGGTGGATTACTTGCTCCTCTAACTCGTAAAGGAATTTGTACTCCCTTAATACGACGAAGTCTGGAGAACATATATCTGTAACAGGTTAGGTCGATATGTGTTAACTCATCAAAACCTATAAATTGATACTCTCCACCTTGATAGTTGAATCTGTCGTTTGCATTCTCTAGATATCCAAATTGTAATACTGAGATCACTTCTTTATGTGGTCCGTAGATATCCATGAATTCAAACTTCTTATCTTTTTCATTCCACTTTACTTCCGGTGAAAAAGGAAGCAACCAATCCTTAGCTCTATCTATAAGAGCACCTGGTTTTACTAGATCGGCATATGTCTTACGAAAAATGATACCTGCGTATCCTTTAACGTCGACGTATTGTAATCCGCCCATTAGTAATGCATCAGATTTACCCCCGCCAGCAGCGCCCCCATAAAAGGCTTCTTTTATATTTAGGAGGAGAAAAGCAGTCTGTTTAGCAGTTGGTGTATGTGGAACGTATTTAGATATTTTGGGGGTTAGCAGCTTTTGGAGGCTTACTAAATCAGAATGTTTAATTTTGGTCAAATCCATTTGGCCTATACCTATATTCTGAATAAAATCACCGATATCTCTTTTTTGGTCGTTGGAGTAGGAAGAATAACCACTAAGTGCACTAATGCCCATTAATAAACTACCTCCTCTTCAACTACAATACCTAATCCCTCTGTATCACCATTTTCTAATAAGTCAGCATGAATAGCCGTCTTCATAGCTCCACTAGCTTGTAATACGTGGAGAATGGATAATAAGTTAGAATCATCTTTAATGTCAGCTTGTAGCTGCCTTTCTGCCGAACTACCAGCGCCTGGATCGGTCGTATTTCCACCTGCGTGTATGTTTAACATTTTGTCCGCGGTGTTATTAGTGGTGTTCGCATATATAGACAAGTTTGTCTGTGAATTGGCAGCTACACTTCCGGGTTTATCAGGTAATAGACCCACACTGACACGACTATATTTAATGCCCAATTCAAGCATTTGTAGTGCTTCCTTGGGACATAAACTAGCGGAATTATTATTTAGATACGTGAATGCCTTTTTACATAATTCATTTGCAATATGTAAGTGGTCATTCTGTAAGATTTGCACTTCTTGTGCTCTTCTTTTATATGTTATTAACTCCATATAGGCATCATACAATTCGCATCTGGCTGGCCAGCTGTAAACTTTGGATATGTAGGTTAAGATAACTCCTGGGATACCTAGCTGTCTGGATAAACCAGCTAATGTACGATTAACTATGACGTATTCGCCAGTAGTTAACAGTAGATAACGTGAATCTCTATAAAGTTTAAAAACGTTATGGAAGTCTAATCGCTCGCCTTTCATACGCTCCCACACTGGGATACCTTCAATAGTAGGGGTAGCATCTATAAATTCGATAGTCATTGTTGACCTGTCGATCATATCATCTGTGAAATCAGCTAAATTGTCATTAAAGGGTAATTCTCGAGCGATTAGTGCGGGATCGACTAGAGCTCGGATACTATTGCTCACACGGAAGGTGGCTTGAAGTTGAGCAACCACACTAGCTAATCTCTTTAGTTCAGTTGTAATACAAATGGTACGCAAAACGGAACATTGTTCTAACATTTCTGGTGTGATAGGTAATTTCATCGTACCAGTTGTGTAGTCTGCGAAGCGATGCA